TGCAAATGCTTTTTTATTCCAAGACATTTCTAATGCCTTAAGTTGATGCGCGTATGGCTTAGTCTTAAATTTATAATTCATAATTTTTTCTTCTTTCTAATTGACAAGATAACAATTAAACACTATATTGTCAAGCATGAAAGATAATACTGTTTATGTAATACAGGAAATACCTGGCACACAAACCGGTAACCCTAAAATAAATATTATGGGCGCATCAAAATATGGTGAGTTTAAATTTTTATTACCTGAGTTATCACAAATTATTTTTTCACCAGGACCTTTGATTTATAAATTAAGAACGTTGTTAAAAAATTTTACAACTGATGATTATTTATTATTAACCGGAGATCCTGCAATTATTGGAGTGACATGTTCTATTGTTTCTGATATGACAAATGGTAAGTACAATTTGTTAAAATGGGATAAACAAGAAAGACAATACTATCCAATAGCAATTAACTTATATGAAAGAGGAAAGATAGATGAGTGAAAACCTACAAAAAATGTTTGTTGAGGATGCACCTCAACAAGTAAATGAATTAGAAAATGCAAGGTCATTATCTAATTATGTAATTCAACTACAAAAATTAGAAGACGAAATAAAAGTTGAAGAAGAAAAATTAAAACAAAAAAAAGAAGTTGCAGATAGAATATCTGAACAAGTCATTCCAGAAATTATGGAATCGATGAAACTTAAAACTATGAAATTAAGTGATGGTTCTGCAATAGAAGTAAAAGAAATTTATAGCGCAACAATTCCTGTAGATAAAAGGGAAGGCGCATTTAACTGGCTTCGAGAGAACGACCTAGGTGATTTGATTAAAAATGAGATCACTGTTTCCTTTGGTCGAAACGAAGATAACAAGGCGAGCGAATACGCAAACCTTGCCGAGAGTAATGGGTATCAGCCTCAACAAAAATTGAAAGTTGAACCCATGACTCTCAAAGCACTGTACAGAGAACGAGTCGAAGGGAAACAAGACTTGCCATCTGAACATTTTAACCTGTTTAAGGGAAACAAAACAAAAATAACAAGGAACAAATAACATGACACAAGAAACAAGCGACGTAGCAAAAAAACAAGATGGTGCATTAGCAACTTTAGATTTTGTATCAGATTCAGGGATGGGTCTTGAAACAATTGAAAAGAATGATCTTGCATTGCCTTTTCTGAAATTACTACAAAGTGGTTCAGATGAAACTAAAAAGAAACATGCAAAATATGTTGAAGGTGCAGAAGCCGGTATGTTCTATAATACAGTTACTAAAAAATTGTATAGTGGAGAAAAAGGAATACAAGTTATTCCTGTATTCTACAAAATGACATATCCTGAATGGGCTCCTTTTGAAAAAAGAGAAGGAAGACCTATACATAATGACAGAGGACCTGACGTTATGGGCAAAGTAAAACAAAATGATCGTAACAAAGATATGTTGGACAATGGTAATGAAATTATTAAGACAGCAAATTACTTTGTTATCATTAATGGAGAAAGACCTGAGAAGGCTTTACTTACCATGAAATCTACTGGATTAAAAACAAGTAGACAATGGAATTCATTAATGGAAGATGAATTTGAGAATGATCCTAAAACAGGAAAAGCTGTACCAGCTCCAATGTTTTCTAGAGTTTATAAATTAAATTCTGTTGAACAAACTGGTAGTTTTACTTGGCATACATATAATGTAAATCTACTTAAAAAAGTAGACAATGCCGGACTTTACCAAATGGCTAGGGATTTTCATAACTCTATAAAAGGCAGTCAGCAGAAACCTGTTGAAACCGCTCAAGAGGAATCTAACTACTAATTCTTTCGTAAGAAAGATAGGGACGGTAAAGGGAGACTGGAACCGTCCCGACCCGGGATCTATATGTTTGATGAGTTTATAAAATTATTTACAGGTTACCAAGGTGATTTTGGTATTGCCGACATGTCTTCGGCTCAATTAGACACAGAAAAAAATAAACTTAAACCTAATTATGAATGGGCAGGAAGACCCATAACACAAGGTGATTATAAAGATCACATAGAAGGCAAAATATCTATAGGAATACAACCTTGCAGATTAGATAAAACAGTACAGTTTGGTTGTATAGACATAGACTCAAAAGATTATTCTAATTTTAATGTAGAACATTATCTTGCTTTGTTTCAACAATTTAAATTACCTCTAATACCTATTCTATCTAAAAGTGGAGGTTTGCATTGTTATTTGTTTTCAGAAGAACCAATACCTGCTGTAGATTTAATCTCGGCATTAAAATCTTTTTTACTGCCTTTAGGATTAGATCCCGAGACAGAAATTTTTCCAAAACAGAAAGAATTAAAGGAAGATGACAAAGGCCAAATAAAACCAGGTAACTTTATAAATTTACCATATTATAATAATGGCAATACAAAAAGATATGCAATTGATAAAGATAATAATTCATTAAGTCTAGAAAAATTTATAGAATTTGCTAACGAAAACAAAATTAATAAATCTGATTTAGATAGACTTGTTGATGAAACTTATAAAAATATATTACTTGGAACTAATAAAGAATTTGAAGATGGACCACCGTGTCTAGCACTATGTACAAAAAGAAAATTAGATGATGGTAGAGATAGATTTATGTATAATTATATGGTCTTTGCTAAAAAGAAATATAAAGATAAATGGCCTGATCAAGTTTCAAATGCAAACTATAATTATTTAGAAGACCCTTGGGATAAAACAAAATTAGATTCTAAGATAGCTGCCTGGAAAAAAGATACAGCTGGTCATACATGTTATGAAGATCCAATACACAGTAAATGTATGCGTAGTCTATGTTACTCTAGACCTTTTGGAGTAAAATCAGATAGCATTACAATGTTTCCTGAAATATCAGACTTTCAAATTATAATGTATGCAGAACCAGAATATCATTTTAATGTAGAATTACCTGATGGAACTAAAGCAGGTGTAGTTGCAACCCATAGAAGATTTATTACAAAACAAACAGAACTATTAGATTTAATTTGGGAACAAACAGGTATCTATCACGAGCCACTAAAACCAAAAGACTTCAGAGCAAAACTAACTGAACTTAGAAAAAATTCTACTAAGATAACACCTCCTGCAGGAACACAAATAGAAGATAGATTAAGAGAAGAATTATATCAATATTGTGTTAATGGACCAAGAGCTAAGAAAAGAATACAAATTAATAGTGGTTCTTGTTTAACAGAGGAAGGTCATCATTTCTTTAGATTTAATTCTTTTATAGACCATTTAGGATCTAGTTGGAAAATACCAGAAGAACGAATAGCACAAAAACTAAAAGAAAAATGTGGTGTAGAGTTTAGTCATTCATTTAATGTAGATGGTAAAACAGTAAAAGTTTGTAGAGTAAAACAATTACACATGGATAAAATAGAATACAAACCTGTAGAGAGAACAGAAAGTAATTATTAATGAGATATAAAGTAGTAGGACCACCAGGCACAGGTAAAACAAGAAGGTTATTAAATGAAGTACAAAAATATGTAGATAAAGGTGTGCCTCTTGATCGTATTGGCTATTTTGCTTTTACTAGAAAAGCTGCTGGAGAAGCAAGAGACAGGTATCTAGCAAAGAATGAAGACCTAACTAAAAAAGATATAGAATATTTTCAAACTCTTCACTCATTAGCATTTAATCAATTAGGTTTAAAAGAAGAAAACGTTATGCAAGATGAAAACTACAAATCTATAGGTGACACTTGTGGTATTCAAATTAAATATGCATCATACGAAACTAATAATTGGAATGGAATCTTTACATCAGATAGTGAATATTTAAGTTTAATTAATTTAGCTAGAGTAAAACAAATAGAAACACTAGATCAATTAGATTTAAATGAACATTTATCTAAAATAGAAAGAGATAAACTTGATGCAATAGACAAAGAAATTATTAATTACAAACACATATACGGTTTAATTGATTTTAATGACATGATACAAAAGTTTTTAGATAAAGGTAAGACTCCAGAGTTTAGTGTTATATTTGTAGATGAAGCACAAGATTTATCTTTAATACAATGGTCTATGATTAAGAAAATAGAAGAAGATACAAAGTGTGATGTATGGATTGCAGGAGATGATGATCAAGCTATATTTGGTTGGGCTGGCGCAGATGTAGATTCTTTTATAAATTGGGAAGCAAAAGAAATACCATTAAAATATTCAAAAAGAGTGCCAAGTAGTATACAAAAAATTGCATTAGATGTCATTAATAGAGTGCAAGATAATAGACTTGACAAAGAATATTTTCCTAAAGAAGAACTTGGAAGTATTTTTGAAATATATAAATTATCTGACATTGATATGTCTAAAGATGACTGGTTAATTTTAACTAGAACTAAATCATTATTAAAACCAATACCAACTTATTTAAAAAAGAAAGGTTTATTTTTTGAATCTGCACAGGGAAATAGTATTGGAAAAAGTTTATACGAAGATATACAATACTGGTCGCAATTACAAAAAAAAGTTGTTCTTCCAGACATACAATTACAAAGAATTAAAGAAAGAATAAAAGGACCAATGAATCTTTCATTAAAATGGTATGATGCATTTAATAATGTATCTGATAGTCAAATAACTTATATGAAGTTATTATTACTTAATAATGAAGATCCAACGAAAGACGCAAGAATAAAAGTATCAACAATACATGGAGCAAAAGGTGGTGAAGCAACTAATGTTGTTTTACTTTTAAATGAAACCGCAAATACAATTAAAGGAGCAAAAAAATCTATACAAAAACAAGATGAAGAATATCGTGTTTGGTATGTAGGTATAACAAGAACTATGAAAAATTTATATTTAATAAAATGTCCAAACAAATCAAAGGAGTTTAAAATATGAGTGCATATAAAAAACAAGTTGGTGGATCTCACTACAAAGATATGAAAATTCAAGCAAGTCAATTTATAAATGAGAATCGTTTGCCATTTGCAGAGGGATCAGCTATAAAGTACATATGCAGACATGCACTGAAAGGAAAAGAACAAGACATAGATAAAGCTATACATTATTTAGAAATGATAAAGGAAAGGGACTATAAGTAATGAAACCATTTATTTTTAAAGCACAAACAGAGTGGGTTAAGCCAACAGAATTTCCTGATTTAAGATTTTGTGATGAGATTGCAATTGATTTAGAAACACACGATCCAGAATTAAAAACTATGGGATCGGGTTCTGTAGTTGGAAAAGGTAAGATTGTAGGAATTGCAATAGCTACAGAAGGTTATTCAGGATACTTTCCTTTTGATCATGAAGGCGGTGGTAATCTTGAAAAAAGTAAAGTAATTCAATGGTTTACAGACGTTTGTAAATCTGATGCTATAAAAATATTTCACAATGCAATGTATGATATTTCATGGATTAGATCTATGGGTATAAAAGTTAATGGAAGAATTGTTGACACTATGATTGCAGCATCTTTAGTTAATGAAAATAGATTTAGATTTGATCTTGGATCATTAGGTTGGGATTATTGTGGCCAAGGTAAAAACGAAACAGAATTAAATCAAATAGCAAAAGAATGGGGATTAGATCCTAAAGCTGACATGTGGAAGTTACCAGCAATGTATGTTGGTAATTATGCTGAACGTGATGCAGAGTTAACATTTGCATTATGGAAAGTTATGCAAAAAGAAATATTGGATCAAGATTTAGAATCTATATTTAATTTAGAGACTGATCTTTTTCCTTGTTTGGTTGATATGCGTTTTTTAGGAGTTCGAGTAGATAGTGAGAACGCTCATAGATTAAA